CTTCTCAAAGCCAAAGCCAAGACCAGCTCAATCGTCAACGACAACTGGAACTGGGATGGCGTTAACGCAATCAACGTCTACACCCTAGTTGACCCTGTCATGGGTGCTTACACTCCAACCGGTAACACCCGTTATGGTACAGCTACTGAAGTCCAAGACACCAAGCAAACATTTACGCTTGCTCGTGACCGTGCATGGACGAACAGCATTGACATGCTTAACTACCAGGACACACTAGAAATCCGTAAGCCAGCTAAGTTCTTAGCCCAGGCTACCAAGAACGTATTAGTACCAGAGATTGACACTTTCCGCTTAGGCGTATTGAGTGCTGCTGGTGTTACGTTCAGCCGTAACGCTGTTGTCGCTGCCGGTGCTACTACTAGTGCTAACGCTTACAGCAACTTTACTAGCCTGACAGCTAACATCACTGACCTTGAAGGTACTGAAGAAGGCCGTGTCGCATTGATGACTGCTGCCTACTACAACCAGCTCAAGCAAGGTGGTTTCGTCCTTAACTCTGACCTCGCCTACAAAGACCGCAAATCAGGCGATCTCGGACAGGTCGATAACTGTACTGTTGTCATCGTGCCAAGCAGCCGTATGCCATTGAACACTGACCTCATCATTACTCACCCAAGCAACCTAGCCGCTCCGGAGAAACTGAAGGACTATACTGTTCACAAGAATCCCCCAGGCATTAACGGTTACCTTATAGAATTCAGAATTCGGTACGATGCTTTCTTTGACGCTAACAAGTCACAGACGTTAGCCATTCACAAGACAGCTATTTAGTAAGATACTTACTATGCTACGAAAGTCCCGGTGGAAGTCCGGGGCAACCATATTAACTGAAAGGACATAACATGGCAGATAACACACCATTACCACAAGAACGTAAGAAACCAGCCCACCTTCAAGAAGTTGAAGAAGATGCGGTGTATCTCACCAACAAGCGTTTCAAAGACGCTGAAGAAGAAAAGAAGCGTGACGAAGAAAAAGCTAAGCGTGATGCTGACAAGGGCAACAAATAATATCACACCATCTGTATAGGGTGGCTCCGGCTTAGGAGTCATCTACTATACAAACCAGACAATCTTGTATACACTGACACTAAACATAAGGGTTATTTACACTCATGGCAACTATCAAAATTAACCGAGGCACGACGTTCACGATAGGCGTTAATTATCAACGAAACGGCGTAGCAGCTACGCTTGTCGGTGCAACCGTCTACTTCACAGCTAAGACGGCCGAGTTCACAACTGACGCTACCGACGCCGACGCCAGTGTCAAGAAGGATGTCACTAACGGTACAGCGCTAGGAGAGGCCACTATCACGCTCAATCCAGCCGACACCATCAGCCTATTACCTGGCAAATACTTCTATGACATTAAGGTTAAGGAAGCTGGTGGTAGTATATTCAAGATTGACGAAGGAACTATCAAGCTGGATGGCAGCCCAACTAACCGGCTGGTGTAATGGCTGATTTAACTCTCACTGCCAACGTCCAAGACAGCGTAGCTAGTAGCGCTGGTGCTAATAGTGGCATTGTTGTATCTACTAGTATTGTTGAGGCGGTAGAGATAACCGCTGCAATCGTTACCGGCGCTAAGGGTGAAAAGGGTGACCCCGGCCAGCAGGGAATACCTGGAACTAACGGTATAGATGGGATAAACGGTACTGGCGGTAATCTAACGACAGGCGTACCGAATGAACTACCAAACGGGGTCAGGACTGTATTCACAGTACCGGTCACATATGTACTTGGTAGTTTACAGGTATTCTTGAACGGCTTAAAAGAGAGTTTCGTAAGCCAGAGTAGCACGACTACTTTGACTTTTGAGACTGCTCCGATAACCGGTGATAAGATAGAGCTATTGTACCGAGTACCATAAAATAATAAGAAGGAAACATCATGGCAGTAACAAAGATCAATTTAGACAGACAATCAGAAGGACGGGTATTACCGCTAGGTACTACTGCCGCCGCTGGACAAGCGCTACTGACGCTTAATAACGGTACGGCCGGTGCAACTAACGTAGTTCTAGACGTTAAAGGTTCAGCTAGCGTTGTAGGTGATATTAACCTAACTGGTAACTTGAATATTACCGGTTCAGTAGATACTCAATCCGTTACTAACACCAACGTCAAAGATAAGACGATTACCGTTAACGATGGCGGTACTACGGCTGGAGCCGCTGGTGGTGGTATTCTCGTTGAAGGTGACGCTGGTGCTACAATCGGTGCATTAACCTTCGCAACCGGTGCTGCCGGTAAGTTCCAGATAGGTGACGGTACTACTCAGGTAGATGTAGTCACGACTTCTGGGACACAGACGCTTACCAACAAATCCATTACAGGCGGTCAGGTCACTTCGGCTGTTGCTAACGCTACACTGGCGGCTAGTGCTACTTCTGCCCTCGGACTTAAATCAGCTACTACCACGATTGACGTACAGACCGCTACTGCCCCGACTGCTGGACAGGTTCTTACTGCTACTAGCGGTACGGCTGCTACATGGCAGAACGGTGGTGCTGGCAAGACGTTCACTCGTACTACCGTCACGGGTACGATTAACGGCACTAATACCGCCTTTACGCTTGGTGTCACGCCTAACCCGGCTGGTTCAGAGATGATTATGCAGAACGGCATGACTCTACTTCCAGGGTCAGGCAACGACTATACGATTACTAACGCTGCCGTCACGTTCGCAGTAGCTCCGGCAACTGGCGACCAATTACAGGCATTTGCTTCAAGCTAGGATAACTAATGCCCAGAACACAATTAACAGGCGAACAGGTAGCAGCAACATCTATACCAGTAGGTGACATAAACGCTACCGGTACGCCAAGCTCCACTACCTTCTTGCGTGGTGATGGTACTTGGAATGCTCCTGCCGCTGGCACAACCTACACCCCACTCAACACCCTGACCGTTGCAAGCTCTACCGCTAGTGCAGCCGAGAAAGCCAGTGCTAACTACGTTTGTGACGGTACGGCTGACGAAGTAGAGATAAACACCGCCTTAACTGCTTTACAAACCAAAGGTGGACAGGTACTACTATCTGGTGGAACTTTTAACCTTGCTGCTACGATCGCTATAACCGGTGGTACTAACTTCGCTGATAACGTCTATGTTGAACTAACCGGTATGGGTGCTGACACCACGACCTTAGCCCCTGCTAGTGGTATACACGCCATCACCCTAACGAGTACACCAAAGCCCGGCATTAAAAAGATGCGTATTAACCTGTCCGGCACTTCCGATGGTATACGCTGTATCGCTCCAACGACAGGCGCTAATGACCGCCGAGGCTTCTGGATGGGTGCATTCGAGGACTTAAAGATACAAGGTGACTTTTCTACTAGCACCGGCTGGGCTATCAACATGGAAGCGCCGTTTAGGAGTACCTTTAAGCGTATACAGGCACTCGGCGTTAAGAATGGTATCTGGCTTAAATCTAGCTATGTCAACTTCAACCCCGGCAACCTAACCTTCGATGACTGTCACATGGACTTGAGCCAGCCGAACGGTACGGCTTACTTCCTAGATACCGCTGACACTGGTGGCTTCTTTAACATCTGTACGTTTATGGAGTGTGACTGTATCGACAGTAACGGCACTAGTACGACCTCTATCGGCTGGCGCTTTAAGGGTAGCACAACCAGTTACTTTACTACCCGTGACTTGCTTATACTTCGGTCTAACGTCGAGCTGTTTAACACGGCTGTCAGTTTAGAACACTCGGCCAATGTCGAGTTTAATGGTAACTACATAGACACTAAGACCGGCGGTACTATCTTCAGCGTCACGGCCGACAGCCCGAACAACCAACTGTCAGTCCAGTATGCTTATGTTCCTAACCCTAAGACAACTAAGGTACTCAATGACTTAAACACCGACCCACTAAAGCCGACTACCTTGCGTAACTCATTTGCCAGAGTTGAAACTGGCGGTACGCTTAGTATCACTAAGTCGGCTGCTACTGTCCTGTCTGGCCTGTATCGTGATAGTGACGGCACTGGTGTCTACCCTGCTGAATGGCAAGGTCAGACGGCTGGTATCAACTGTTACGATGAAGCGGTCGAACTATTCAGAGGTACACGGGCGATCAAGTTCGTCGGTGCTGGTGTAACGGCTACTAACACTGGGCCGGATATCACGGTTACTATACCTGGAAGTGCCGGTGGTACTAATGCCACCAACCTGACAACCACCGCTGCACCGACTAACGTCACAATCAACAGTGATACCGGTACTGACGCTATCATAGCTGCCACAGACGCAACTAACGCCGGACTGCTACTACCTGCTGAAAAGACTAAGCTTACTAATACTAGCGGTACTAATACTGGCGATCAGACTACCATTACCGGCAATGCTGGAACGGCTACAGCCTTACAGACTGCTAGGACTATTAATGGTGAACCTTTTGATGGTACGGCGAACATCACGATTGCGGACGCTACTAAGGAGCCGACCATCACGGCTGGTACGACGGCTCAATACTACCGTGGCGATAAAAGCTTCCAGACACTTGATAAGACGGCTGTCGGTTTAGCTAACGTAGACAACACTAGTGACGCTACCAAGAACAGCGCAACCGCTACACTAACTAACAAGACACTGACTGCACCAGTCATCAACAACCCGTCCGGCTTCCTAACAGGTGCAGCTAAGATAACCGTCAGCACGACTGCTCCGGCTGCACCCTCGGCTGGGGACATCTGGGTGGACGCTGCATGATAACTAAACAAGGAACATAACATGGCCCACTTACTAGACGACCGAGTAAAAGAAACCACGACTACAACCGGCACAGGTACGCTAACCCTTGCCGGTGCTGTTACTGGTTTTAAGGCTTTCTCTGCTGTCATGGCGGTAAACGACACGACTTACTACGCCATCGTTGATAACGCTACTGGCGCTTGGGAAACAGGAGTTGGTACACTGGCTAGCGCTACGACCCTAGCGAGAACTACGGTACTAGAATCAAGCAACGCCGACGCTTTTACTAACTTCACTTCTGGTACCAAGGACGTATTCATAACCCTACCCGGCGCAAAAGCCCTACCAGTACAACCCGACAACTCGGTACTACTGCCAGCCATTACCACCGAACCAGCCGTACCACCAGCTAGTAGACTAGCGGTCTACGCCAAAGCTTACGCCGGACGGTTAGTGCCAAAGGTCAAAGGGCCTAGCGGTTTAGACTATGCACTACAAGCGTCGTTTTGGGGAAACAATATAACTATGTGGTCTTCGACGAATGCTACTGCTGGTCTTTGGATTGGTACGACTGGTCTTGGTGCTGGTGGATTTACTAACCGTCTTCCGACTCTTACCAATCTCTATACGACTATGAAGCGTGGTAGTTATGCTAGTGTTGCAACTACTCTAAATCAGGTGTTGGGTCAACGAAATGTAGACCTTATGTATTTCCGGGGTTCGGCGGTTAATCAAGGCGGTTTCTTTTTCTTTACTCGTTGTGGTATGGACACATGGACAAATGGTGGCCGATTCTTTGCGGGATTAGCTACTTCTTCTACGGTTGTATCGGCTGACCCTTCCGCACTTAATAATACAGTGGGTTTCTGTATAGACGCTGCTGATAATGGCGCCATTTCATTTTTAACAAGGGGAACCGCAGCCACTAAAGCAGCCACTGGCTTTTCAATGGCCACCAACGCCGGATTTGACCTCTATATGTTTTGTCCCCCTAACGGTACGGATATAAGCTGGCGTATCGTCAACATCAACACCGGCGCTGAAGCCAGCGGTACGGCCACGCTTAACCTACCAACTAATACAGTTATGTTAAATGCTTGTGTGTTGGCCTCTAACGCAGCATTAACTGCTGCTACTGCCGTAAGCGTAGGCTTAAACCGCATATACGTTGAAACGGACTACTAGTCATGTTAGGGTTTGGCCCTCTATCGCAACAGCCGTTTAGTGCACAACCAGCTGCTGCAACATCTACCGCCGGTATACTAGTCGTGCAATCGGCTACAGCTTTTACCGCTAACTACGTCACTAGTTCGACAATCGCCCCTGCTGCTGCCGTTGCAGCCGGTAACTTCCTACTGTTATGGATAAGTACCAGCGCTGCTGCTGCTAACAACGTCACCGGTGTGACTGATATCAATAACAATACTTGGGTTAAAGTGGGTAGCGACAGGCAAGGTGGCAGAACTGGTGACTGGTGGTATGTCCAGTCGGCTGCTGGTGGAACGCCTACGATCACGATTACCAGCACTAACTTTATTACTAGGGCTATAGTTCTTCGGGAACTATCGGGGGTAGCTAGTGCTACGCCTATAGACGTATTCGCCTACGCTCTGGTTGCAGCCTCACTTACTCCGACTGCTACGGCCACTACTACTAACGCTAATGACTTAATCGTCGGCGCTGCTGGTATTGATAAGAGTGCTACCGTCTATACTCTCGGTGCTGGCTACTCTAACCTGTCACAAGCCAACGGTGCTGACTTCCTATCTGCTGCTATGGAAAGCAAGCTGGTTACAAGCACAGGATTACAGACGGCTAACTTCACAATAGATAGTCCACAGGGCGGTATCATGGGTATTATCGCCATTAAGGCTGCTGCTGGTGGCGCTGCACCGGTCGGTTCAACTGGCCGGATTAAGGTATACAACGGTACAGCCTTCGTCGCTAAACCAGTCAAGGTCTGGAACGGTACGGCGTGGGTGGTCAAGCCTGTAAAGCGTTGGAATGGTACGTTGTGGGTTGTAACACCGTACTAACTTGCTATTACCACAAGCAGTATGTTATACATACAATATGATTAAGAGGTATCTCTACTACGGGGGCCTACTTGCTACCATTATCACCTGGGGCAACAATCTATCAACTATAAACCCAGGAGATACAAACACATGGCAATCAACATAGGACAAGCAGTAGGCAACTATCTCGGATTTGACCCGACACCTGGATTTAACGTAGCGGCTGGTAGCGGTGGTATGCCTTACGCTGCTGCTACTAGTAGTAGAAACGCACTTGGTCAGGGTGGCAACACTAGGAACTTTAATGATGGCGCTATGGCGAACTTCCTAGCAGGTTCTAAGGCCACGCCTACAAGCACACCTCAGACGCAACAAAACTTAATAGCCAGCGATAACCGTTATCAAGGTGGCCAACAGGCAGCCCAAGACGCACAAGGCCAAGCCGACACCATTGCCAGCTATGACGACCAGTCCAACCAGCTCCGTGGCTTACTTGGCCGGACAGAGCGAGGGCTAGCCGATGGACTGACCCAGCTAGAAGATGACTACCAAGGCGAGGTCGGCTTCCAAGGTGGCCAACAAGAACGAGCTAATGCTGGTTACACCGACCAACGCAACACCAACACCCAGACCAAGCAGACCAACTATGACACCATCAACAAAGGCGGCAACCGTGGCTATCGTTCACTAGCATCTATCATCGGCCGAGCTAGTGGTACCGGCTCCAGTGCTTTCCGTGATATGCTCCCTAACGTCGTCGGCCAAGACATGAGCGGCAAGCGTTCTGCTGCTAATGAAACCTACGGCAAGAACGCCCAAGGCATTGACAAGGCACAGGGTGAAACTGAGCTGTCATTCGCAAACATACTGGCCGACCTAGCTAAACAGCGTAAGAAGGGTGAAGGCGATCTCCGTACGGACATTGCCACGCAGCAGCAGGACATCAACGGACAGCTAGCCAATGTCGCCGGACAACGGGCAGTAGCAGCTGGTGGTGGTTACGCCCAAGCCAAAGCAGCAGCCGACCCGTACCAGCGAGCAATCACTAACTCCCAGAACACGGTCGAGGGTTACTTCAACCAGTACCGCACACCATACCAGCGGACTGCAGCAACTGTCGCTACACCTGAACTATCCCAGTACACAGCTGACCGCAGCAACATCAACAATGGCGGACAGAACCCTGTTGATAGCAATCCGTATGCAGAACTATTGAAACGCAAACAACAAGAAGGACAGGTAGCCTAGTATGAAAGCACCAATGAACTCACTCCGTAAGATACTCGGAGTCGCACCAGTCGGCAAGTCCCCTAAGTTAGAGATGGCGTCAACTATGGCTAAGTCCAAGATGGCTGAACCTAAAACTACGGTTGCTGGCAAGGGACTACAACCTGCCTTGCAGCGCAAGCCTAAGATGACATTCAAGCCAATGACAAAAACACCCCGACTTTAAGGAGTTACTAAGTGGCATTTAGTCTCAGAGACAAGTTAAAAGGCGTAGTAGACGGCGGTAGTCCCTTCACTGTCCAGAAGCAAGTCCCACGTCCGGCTAGTACGGCACAGGCTGTTCGGCGGCCTAACCCTGTAGTACGAGCTGCTAAGGGTGTCGGTAATAACGTCAACGACTTTGGTAATGCTGTTACTGATCGTGTAGGTGGTGGACTACTGCGTGGTGCTGCCCGTGTCGGTGCCTTCGTAGCTGAACCACTACCAGGCCAACAGCGCCAATCTACTGAGAAGTTTATCCAGAAGTACATGGAAGCTCCGAAAGACCGTGGCGGTGTCGGTGGTTATAGTCGTAAGTCGGTAGGCGGCAAGAGCGGTGTCGTAACTGGTACTGTCATTAAAGGTGGTGTAGATCTCGCCACGCTCGGTAAGACGGGTGGCGCTACCAGTAAAGTAGTCCAAAACACCACCCGTGTTAAGAACACCGGCAAAGTTGGCAGCAATGTTATCAGCAAGACAGCTGGTGGTACGGCAGCACTAACTACAATGGACTTACAGCAGGTCGGTATGGGTAACCCGTATCAAAACACTACAGCCCGTATACCATTACAGACCGCTATGAGTGCTGCTGGTAAAGACACTTATCAACCGGGCAAGATTACCAGCAAGCTACTTGGTAGTCCGACTGTTATGTCTTATGGCGCGCAGGGTAGGGCTGTTAACGAAGCTACGCCAAGCTGGGCGCCGAAGAATGACAAACTGACATCAGCATTGCTAGCAGCCGCTGACATCCTACCGGCTGCTGCTCCCTTCGCTAAACCTATCACCAAAGCTGCCGTCGCAGGAGCTAAACAAATACCAACCCTACCAACCAGAGCAGTAGACCGCATACAAGGCAATCCAATGCCTAACCGCAACGTGACTGACGATGAGATACGAGCAATAGCTAGAACTCAGAGACTCCGGCAAGGCTGGGGTGAGAACTTATCAAACGTGAAGCCCAATGACGCATATACCCAAAGCGTCGTACAAGACCGTCTAGGATTGCCTGTAAACAACTTTAAGGCTTTAGATGACTTAGTTATCGCCCGTAATACATATAACGCTAAGAAGGCCGCTAACGGGCCGTTGTTTAAGCCTTTGAATGAGGGTGGCTACGCTAAGAATCCATTTAACAAAGAAGTTGCTGATGGACTAAGCAAGGAACAATCAGAGTTTATTAACGCCTACGCAAATGACTTAGAGAGCATGGGACAAGGTAACGGCGTGGCTATCACTAAAGCTAGTGGCAATGAAGCTTATGGCTTAGATGACTTCGCTAATAAACGAGTTAGCAATAATTATCGTGACGCAGAACTAGGCACTGGTAATGTCACTAAAGAGCAGTGGTTCGACCAAGCCCGTAAAGAACTTGAGAGCGGCAAGGGCATGTACGGTGCTAGTGATGAGTACAAGACGTTACTTACAGCGCAACAAGCAAAGCAAGCAGCGAAGCAACCTGTAGAACAAGTAGCACCGGAAGTGTCACAAAAGATTTCTGGTTCATTAGACAATAGTATAGCACCTACCGATACCGCCCCATCCACCAAGCCCACAGCACCTAAAAACTTAGATGAGCTATTCTCATCAGATAGTGATTTATTCTCAGGTACGCCAGCTAAACCACCAGCTAATTCCTTCCAAGACATACTACGCTCCAAGACACGACCAGATAGTATTAAAGAAGTAGTAAAGGGCGGCGGTAATCCGTTATACCATGACACGACCGCTAAAGGCATACTAGGTATATTGGACAGCGGCGACATACGGACTAGCCAAGCTCCGTTCAGTCAGATAGCTGGACAAGGTAAACGAGTCAGTACAACCCGGAACTTCGACAACTACTCACGCTATGGCAAAGCCCCTTACCGATTAGTGATCGACGAGTCTAAAACAGGACAGCGTAGCATACCAGACAACCGTGATGAGTTTGAGTCTATCTTTAACAAGAACGTTTCAACTAAAGCCGTTCAGAGTCTTGCGATTGATACGACCAACCCAGCGCTCATCAAAGACATGCAGGATGGTACGCTAGCCAATGTAATTGCTAAGGCTAAAGAAAAAGGCATGAGGATTGAACCGTTTGAGGGCAAGATTCTACCTGATGACGCCAGCAATGCTGAAATACAAAGACTTACGAAAGAGATGTATAACAGTCAGTTTGCTAGCAACACTGCTTCCGGTGCTGCCACCAAGCCCACAGCAGTATTACCAAATGCGGCAGTACCAACCAGAGCAGGAAAGCCAGTAGTAGGGGGTGCATCTGGTAATGGTAACACTAAGGCTGCTACGCTAACAGACCAAGAATCTGCTGACTACCTCAAAGGTATGACTAAGGCGCAAAAAGAAGCCCAAAAAGGCAAACCAGCTATCAAAGAAACGGTATCAGACTTCAAAGAGAAGTTCATTGACGACCTCGCTCCTATCGAAGATCGGTTGAACAAAGCAATCAAGGCCGGTACATCAGTTAATCCCAAAGACCACATCACCTACCAGCTAGACCGCTCAAGGCGAGCCGAGGGTATCATGAACGCCTACGTCCGTGACAATAAGCTCGACAAGCTGATACAGAAAGTCGATAGTACTGATGAGTTTGACCAGTACCTGATAGCTCGACACGCTAAAGAACTCGATGTTGACATTAAGACTGGCCGTGATAGCGCCAAAGACGCCGCTATCGTCAAGCAACTAGACGCTAAGTACGGCGCAGCTGCTAAGGAACTGTACGGTTACAACCAGAAGCTGCTCGATACAGCGGTAGACTACGGCCTTATTAGTAAGCAATCAGCTGCTACGCTGAAGAAGCGCTACCCAGAGTACGTTCCATTTAACCGTATCTTTAACGAGGACGAGATGGCTAACCTAGCCGGTGGTGTCGGTCGTGGTGACGCTTCGCTTTCCTCTCAATCAGTCGTTAAGCGTATCAAAGGTTCTGAACGAGCTATCGCCAGTCCGTTGAACTCAATCATCGACAAGACCCGTGTCGTCATCGAACAAGGTGAGCGCAACAAAGCAGCCTCGATGCTAGCTTCTTACAAGAAACTAGAAGGCAATCCGTTTAACCTCAAAGAGATATCACCGACCGAGACCATCGCTGGCCGTCCGACTATATCGTTCTTAGACAAGGGCGTAAAACGGACGTTCCTAACCGATAAGGTCATCGCTGACGCTGCCAAGAACATGAGCCGCCAAGATATCGGCTTGTGGGGGCGTATCGCTGCTATACCTGCCAGAGCCTTACGAGGTGGTGCTACCGCTGCTAACGTCGGCTTTGCTGGCGCTAACATAGTGAAAGACATGGTTGGTGCTGCTATTAACTCTAAGCACTCGGTCAGGATTGCCGACCCGACTGTTTTCGGCAAATCCCTAGCTGCTGCCCTCAAGCACGACGGCGAATCCTATACCGAGCTTATGCGTGAGGGTGTATCTGGTACATCCTTCGATATGTTCCGTAATCCGCTCAAGTCCAATGTAGCTGAAATCAAGAGCTACAAGAATCCTGCTACCCGTGCTGCTTAT